ACAGAAGAAAATTAATTTTATAAAGACACAACCAGCTAGTCCTATAATGAGAGATATAATCACAGGAAAGAATGATGGAAAAATGATATTTGATAAATTCAATCATTATGTGATAAAAGATGAGAAATATGATGCAAAAATATATTCAATTCAAGAAGAAATTAATTCATTAGAAAAATATATTGTAAAAGAGATGGAAAGAGTAGCAACAATGGGCGGTAATGAACTTATAAAATATTATCGTGATATAGAAAAAATGAAATGGAAGGACATTTCAAAAATTACACATTATAGTATAAGACAGTGCCAAAATTTGTACAAAAAATAGTAAAAAATATAGAAAAATAAAGATTGCATACTTTTTGCGCATTTTTCGTGCTATAATTGCTATAATAGGAATAATAATAAGTGAGGTTAATATTATTCGATTTAAGGGCAAGAAATTGCTCTTTTATTTTGAGATAAACGGAGGTGGTTTATATGCTCACGGCAAAAGAAGAAAAGTTTGTAGCAGGGCTTATAAAAGGTCTTTCACAAAGGCAAGCATATAAGAAAGCATTTGCAGTAAAATGGAAAGATAGTACAATAGATTCCAAAGCAAGTACACTGTTTAAATCCGATAAGGTCCAGGAAAGGTACAAAGAACTTCTTGAAGAGGTAAACAAAAAAACTGATGAAGAAGCTATAATGTCTGCAAAAGAAAGGCTTGTATTTTTATCAGAAGTTGTAAGAGAAAATCAACTTGAAGATAAATATTATGAGAGTTCAAGTGGAAAATTAAAAAGTAAAAAAGTTCCAGCAGATATAATGACTAAAATTAAGTCAATTGATACCATGAATAAAATGACAGGAGAATATAAGACTATTTTATCTGGTAATGTAAATATTGATCAAAAGTTAGAAGATTTAATATGAAATTTAGTGCAAACTTTTTAATCCAAAAGAGAAAAGAGAAATGGACTGAGACACACGATATAGAATTTGATAGAAAATTAAGAACTGCGATAGCAAAAAAAATCATAGAAGATTCAGAACTAAGGGAAGAAATCACAAAGAATCCTGAAAAAGTTATTGAATTGTTATTTGTAGTAGTAGATAAGAATCAAACTACAATGCCATTTTTCTTAAATGAAGTTCAAAGAGAATTTATAGACATCTTAAATGATGCAATAGATAAATTCAACAATGGTTTAATAAGCGATATTTCATTATTGATTTTAAAAGGTCGTCAGCAAGGATTTACAACACTTGTAACTGCTTATCAAGAAGCATGTAGTATTACAAAGAGAAACTTTCAGGGATTTACTCTTGCTGATAAAGCTGAAAATGCAGAAACTATATTTGAGAATAAAGCAAAGTTTACATTTAATCAGTTGCCTGAGATAATAAAACCAACTGAAAAGTTTAACAACAAAAGACAGTTATTATTTGATAAATTAAATAGTTCTTGGTCAGTAGATACTGCTACAAAGGATGTAGGTCGTTCAAGAACAATTAATTTCTTTCATGGAAGTGAATGTGCATTTTGGAAAGATGGAATAGCAACAATTCAAGCAGGACTTGGAGAAGCATTCACACTTAATTGTATCAAGATATATGAATCAACAGCAAATGGATATAATGATTGGCAAGAGATGTGGAGTAGCGGTTCTCATATTAATTGTTTCTTTGCATGGTGGAAAACAAGTGAATATAGAATACATCTTCCATCTAAACAGATAGAAGATGAATTTATAAGTGACATTGAAAAAAAGCAAGATTGGATCTATGAAAGGTTAAAATGGTTAAGAGATGTAAAAAAATTAGATAATGAACAATTATATTGGTATTATAAAAAGTATGAGAAATACATTGATAAGGAATTAATTAAACAAGAATATCCTTGCAGTCCGGAAGAAGCATTTCTATTGCCTGGACAAAATGCATTTAATACAACTAACATTATGAATAGATTAGATGTATTAAAGAAACCATTAAAAGTAGGATATTTCACTTATAATTACGATGACACTAAACCAGAAGGAAAGAAAATATCAAGTATAAAATGGGTAAATGATCCTAATGGATATATTCAAATATATAAAGTACCACAAAGTCCTAAGATAACCAAATATTGCATCGGTGGAGATACAGCGGGCGATGGAAGTGATTTCTACACAGGACATGTATTAGATGCAAGAACAGGGGAACAAGTAGCACACTTAAAACACAAATTAGGAGCACATCAATATGTTAGACAAATGTATTGTTTAGGTAAATACTATTCATACCAATTGGGTAATATAAATGAAGATGCACTAATCGGTATAGAAACAAATTTTGATACATTTCCTATCATGGAACTTCAAAGATTAGGATACACTAATCAATATATAAGAGAAAAATTTGATGAATATACAGGTAAAAAAGAGAAAAGATTTGGATTTAGAACAACATCACTAACAAGACCTGTTATTATTTCACAACTACAACAAATAGTTGATGAAGAAATAGATAAAATAAATGATGAAAGTACATTAAGAGAGCTTCTAAAAATAATTAAGAATAAAGATGGAAGAATAGAAGCACCTAGTGGTGGACATGATGATGATATGATGGGATTATCTATTGCACATCATATCAGATTACAAGTATGCTTTACGGAAGATGTATTTTCACCATATCCAGAATTTAGAGAATTTAATGTAGAAGATTCAAGAAAAGATTATGGAGAAAAAATTGTAATTGTATAGGAGGAAAAATAATTATGAATTTAATAGAAACAATGACATTAATGATAAGTGGCTCATATAAAGATAGATTTAAAGCAGAATATTATCAAACTAAAATTAGATATGAAAAATTAAAGAGTTTAAATAATAAAATTGAGGCTTATCGCCATTTAGATTATGATAAAAGAAATATAATGGAAGAACCAAAGCATGACTGTCCTATTGATATGTTAAGAGAACAACAACATATTATGGGTGAATATCTTCATATATTAGAGGTAAGGGCTGAAATTGAAGGAGTAGAATTATAGGAGGAAATATGCCAGAAAGTGATTTTATTGCAATATGCAAAAAAGGGATAGTTGATTACTATTTAAATCATAACAAAAAAATAGATGAAGAAAAAATCTATGTTGTATGGTTGTGTAAAGTGCTTCAAAATAATAAAGCATTATTGAGTACACCAATATTAGATGGAATGTACTTTGAATGTACATATAATGGTGACAAGAAAGAATTTTATATAGATGCATATTCAAAAGAACAAAATATAGTTTATAAATGGAGAGAGTATGAAGAAAAAAGTATTTAGAGAAAGAAATAGAGAAAAAGTATTAGAAACAGAAAAAACTAAGAATAAGAAAAAGAGTGAAAAGAAATGAAGGAAACTTTAATTCTGATAGGGATAATAAGCATACTAAATCTAGTATGTTTTTATATTGGAGCAGTAATAGGACAAAAGGTTATGAACAAAGAAAAGTTAATTCCAACATTTAAAACTCCAGCAGAACTTATCCAAAATCATAGCTCTCAAAAAGAATATAAAAATCAAAATGAAAAATATAAAATAATTGAATCAAACATTGATTCATATGATGGAACTTCAAAAAATCAAAAAAAGTTAGGAGGATAATATGCCTGAGATACTAGATATAGATGACATTAAAACAACTGATATATGGGATTTGTTTGAAAAAGGTAGAGATTATCATAGAAGAACAAATGTATATTCAGATACTGACTTAAATTATAGAATGTACAACGGGAATCAGTGGGAAGGTGCAATAATTGATGGTATAGAAAAAGCACAATATAATTTCATAGAAACCATTGTTAATTACAAAGTAAGTACAATTAATAGTAATTTATATGCTATTCATTTTTCTAGTGAAAACTTTGAAGAAGCAAAATTTAGAGCAGTTGCAAAAAAGGTATGTGAATTATTAGATAAAAAAGCAGCAAAAGTTTGGGAAAACGACCAGATGGATACAAAGGTTAGAGATGTTTCAGAAGATGCAGCCATAAACGATGAAGGAATAATGTATGTGTGGTTCAATGAAACAACACAGTCACCAGTTAATGAAATTCTTTCAAAAAATGATGTATATTATGGAAATGAACAATCATCTGAAATACAATCACAACCATATATAATAGTTGCAAGAAGAAGAAGTATTGTAGAAGTTAAAAAGATGGCAGCAATTAATGGTGCAACACCAGAAACATTAAAATATATAGTTGGCGATAATGATTATCAAGATCAAGCAGGCGATGATGCAAAATACGAAAAAGAACCAATGTGTACATATCTAATAAAACTTTGGAAAGATGAAAATGGTAAAGTCTGGTATCAACCAGCCGTTAAGTATATAAATATATCTGAGGCGAAAAATACTAACTTATCATTATATCCATTAGCACACTTCTTGTGGAAAAATAAACGAGGTTCTTCAAGGGGTGAAGGAGAAGTAAGAAATTTAATTCCAAATCAATTGGAACTAAATAAAACATTAGCAAGATATTTATTAGCAATAAAACAGTGTGCATACACTCAAAAGGTAATTGATGTAAATAAAATATCTAATCCAGATGCAGTAAATACAATAGGTGGAATAATAAAAATTAAGAATGGTGCTCAAATAGATGATGTATCTAAAATATTTACTTATATACAACCTGCATCAATGAGTGGGGATGTAAATAGAGTAATAAGCGATTTAATATCTATAACTCGTGAACTAAAAAATGCTGGTGATATTGCCACAGGTGGAGCAAATCCAGAAAAAGCAAGTGGAAAAGCAATATTAGCAATTCAGCAAGCCAGTCAACAACCTATGAGTAAGCAAGCAATCGCATTAAAGAAATTTATAGAAGACCTTGCAAGAATATGGCTTGACATGTGGACGATATATACTCCTAATGGAATGCAGTTAGAAGCAAAAGAAATAGATGAAACAACAAATACAGAATATACAAAATTAGTAACTGTTCCATCAGCAGTCTTAAAGAAACTAAAAGGAACTGTAAAATTAGATATAACGCCTGATAGTCCGTATGATAAATATGCAAGAGAATTATCTATTGAGAATTTGTTTAAAAATGGTATGTTCAATGTACAAAAATTATCAGAATTAAAAATATATGCTCAATTATTGCCTGATAATTCAACTATGCCAAAACAAGAAATATTAGAAGCTATTAAGTTGATGGAAGAAGAGCAACAAAAAATAGCGCAAATAGAAGCGCAAGCACAAATAATGCAACAAAGAGCAAATCAATTCATTAGTGGAGATGCAGAAAGTCAGTCTCAACAAATAATGGATGCATTAAATCAACAAAGTAATATGAAATAAGGACACTAAAAAAGTGTTTTTTATTTGGTCTAAGCATTGCAGACCTTACCAAAAACTCACATGGAATAAGTGGAAGCAAACCATACCAAAAATAGGAGGGAGAAAAAGTTATGGAAAATAATGAAGAACTTGTAGTAAATACAGATACTACTGAAAATGTTGTGGAACAAGCAGCAGAAGAACTTGTTGATGGTAATAATACCACTGAGGATGTAACAGAAAATCAAAGTCCAGAAGAAAAATTATATACTGAATCTGAATTTAATCAGAAACTTGATGAGGTAATTCCAAAAAAGATTGCTAGAAGAGAAGAAAAAATAAGAAAAGAGTATGAAAGAAAACTTAAAGATTATGAGTATGCAGAACAAGTATTAAATGCTGGAATGGGCACAAGTAATATTAAAGAAGCAATTAATAACCTTAAAGAATTTTATACTCAAAAAGGAATAGAAATGCCTCAATATCAAGAAAGACCAAATCAATACGATATGGAAGCAGGAGCTGAGAAAGAAGCACAAGCAATTATAGATTCAGGGTATGGAGATATAGTTGAAGAAACTGATAGATTAGCTTCAATCGGAGTAGATAAGATGACTCCAAGAGATAAAATCATGTTTAAAAAATTAGCCGTTGAAAGAAAAAGAATTGAACAATTAAAAGAAATAAATGATTTAGGAATTACTATGGAAGATATTGATTCAAAAGAATTTAAAGACTTTTCAAAATATCTTGATCCATCAATGAGTCTAAAAGAAAAATATGAATTTTATCAAAAAATAAAACCAAAAGAAACAATAGAAAGCATAGGAAGTATGAAAAATGAAAGCCCAAGTGTTGTAAAGGATTTCTATACGCAAGAAGAGATAGCACAATTAAGTGAGGATGATTTAGATGATCCAAAAGTGTGGAATGCAGTGAGAAATTCAATGACAAAGGGAAGATAAAAATAAATGCTCATACTTCAAAGGAAAGGAAAAATAAAAAATGTCAGTAGCAAAATTTCAACAAACTATTTGGAGTAAAGCTATCCAAAAAGAGTTAAAAACAATTACATCATTAAGAAATCACTGTGATTTCCAATATGAGGTAGAAACAAAAAATGCAAAGGAGTTAAAAATATTAAGTGTCACTAGACCAACTATTACTAGATATGTTCCAGGAACAGATTTAATATTAGAAAGTTTAAGCGATTCTGAAAAAGTATTAAAGCTAGATCAATATTTCTATTTTAATTATCAAGTAGAGGATATTGATAAGGCTCAAAGTGTTCCAGGATTAATGGAAAATGCTGCAAGAGAAGCATCATTAGGATTAAAAGAAGAAGGAGATAAATATGTTGCTAAGTTAGTTAAAGCCGGTGTTGAAGCAACTACTAATCCACTAGCAAGTTCATCAGCAATTGCATTAACAAAATCAAATGCTGTTGAGAAAGTAGAATTAGGATTTGCAGAACTTTATAAGAATAATGTTCCAGTAAGTGAACCATTATATTTTGAAGTAGCACCAACTGTATTTACAATATACAGACAAGCACTAACAGAACTATCTACTAATAATCCAGAAATCTTAAAGAAAGGTGCAGTTGGTAAAATTAATAATGCATATGTATGCGTAGAAAATTTATTACCTACTGGTAAAAAGGCATCAACATCTACAACAGATGATGTAGTTTATAATATCATAAGAACTAGTAAAGCAATTGCATTTGCAGAACAAATTGAGAAAGTAGAAGCATATAGACCAGAAAAAGCATTTCAAGATGCATTAAAGGGACTATATGTATTTGGCGCTTTAATTACAAGACCAAAAGAAATTTATGTATTAAAAACAGAAATATAGTATTAAAAGAGGAGTAATCCTCTTTTTTATTACCTCGTAGCCAAAGTGGTAAGGCACAAGACTTTGACTCTTGCATTTTGCTGGTTCGAATCCAGCCGAGGCAACCAAAAATAGGAGGAAATATGAATAACGAATTATTTACGATAAGACCAACATTAAAACAATATTATGGAAGGACTATAACAAAAGATACAAAGTTTGATGAATATACAGACGACAAAACAATACATCAAACATTAGAGAATTTAGTTTTAACAACTACTATAACAAGAGAGTCAGAATATGGCGGAATAAAAAGTAAGGAAAAAAGTATATTAACGCAAGAATTAAAAGAAAATATGGTTTTAATATGGAATGAATCAGATGGATATATAATTCCTAATCGTGAAGTCTATAAATTAAAAGATTTAGAGAAAGAAATAGAAGAAGTAAAAAAAATATATGAAGATAATACGGATATAAATCCAAAATAGTGGGAGGTAATATGACATTAAAGGAATTAAAGAAAAAAGTTTTAACTTTAATAGAGGAATCAAAAAGTGGAGTGCTTTCTGAAACAGATGATCCTGATATAGAAGCAAAACTTCCATTTGTAATAAATGAGATTTTATTTGGTTATTGGTTTCCGCATTAGCCCCATCTGATTTTCTTTTGCCCAGTAAAGCGTCAGCCTCGTCGAAAAAGATGATAGATTCTGATTCTGCAGCTGTCTTGAAAAGTTCTGATATTTTCTTTTC